CATGAAATAGAAAAGGTCGTTTTCCGAAATAAGAACTTCGTGAAATTTGTAGCCCAGGGAGACCGCTTCAAGCACTTGGTGGAAGTGCTGCATGAATTGGGGCGGAAAATCCAATTGACCGATCACACATCATATGAATCGGTGTTCTTCAATGCGCTGGTAGAAGCGATAATTCTACCGATATACTGCGAAATTCTGCGCGACCACCCCCGGTTGCCGGAGTTCCTCGAGCTGTACAGACAGTTCGTTCTCTCAGAGAACCACACGCTCCGCAGTAAATTTTTCACCATAGTGGCCAAAGGCTTCGAGTGCTCTGGCGAGATGGATACCTCGCTCAAGAACGGCACCGGCAACCTGGTCTCGAACGCAATTTCAAATGCGTTGACTGAGTTGACCATGAACCTGGTCGCTTTCGCTCTGCTTGACGACGCTCAGATGGCGGAGTATGTAGATAAATCAGAAATTGAGCGCACCGTCGGTGAGAAGGATGAGTTGATGCCGACGCGGCATAACTTTGTCTGTGAAGGGGACGACGGCGTCGAATCGAGCGCAGCGGGCACCTCCTCTGAGGCGTTCTCACGCTTGGGATTCACTGTAAAAATGACTGAGGCTGACGACCTCGGTGGGGGGGATTTCTGTCGGGTGGACGGAGATCTGGAGTCTGGCGCGACCGTGACCGATCCGCTGTTAGTGTTGGGCCACTTTGGGTGGTTTGGCCGGCAGCATATGGATCTGAAACGCTCGCGGCAGCTCGAGCTGTTAAAAGCTCGAGCCTGTTCGCTGTTGGCGACCTACCCGAACGCACCAATCCTTGGCGCGTTCTCCCGCGCTGTCTTGCGTGCCACCGCGCACGTGGACATGCGCAAATTCGCCCTAGAGGGCAAGCACATTAATCAATGGCACCGCGAGAAATTCGCTCGTGACATTCCAAAGGCACTCCGCATGCGGCTGTCGGTGCCAGTGATCGCGTCTAGCACGCGGTTGCTGGTTGAATCACGGTATGGGATTGCTTGGGATCACCAGCTGAAGATCGAGCAGTACTTCAATAGTATTAATGAGCTGTGTTTCATAGAGTGTGACACATTACGCCACTACTGGCCTGAGGCCTGGGTGGACTACGCGGCGAGGTATAATGCTGATGGTGCTGATGAGCCATTGCTGTACGCGCGCTACGACAACTTGCATCCAAATGTTAGAGCAAGAGTCGAATCTCAGGGAGTCGAGATGCGTAAATGACCCCTGCCGGATCGTGCCGGCCCGCGATTTTATTAGTTACCGGCGAGCAGGTGAACTAATTGTGTTTTTCCTGGTTTTTGAATGACAAAACCTGGTGGCTTCTCAACAGCGCCTTACAAC